CTAGCGAGAACCGGTAATAATAGTCCTAATAATACTAAGTGTCGGATTATATTTCTTTTTTTCATTTTTTTTCACTGTCGTACAGGCCGTGGTCAAAGCCATGGTCAACACCAGAATAATCATAGTTTTCTTTAGCATAATCTCCTTTATCGTTAGCCACAAGTAAACAATCTGCCTGTATTGTGTCAATTAAATTTTGTACTCTCAAATCTCTGTCGGCTGATTTGGGGGTCTGATATTTCAAGACCCTTAAATCATCTGAACACTTTTTTATAGTGTCAATCTTATCACAAAACTGACTAATCTTGTGTAACATTNTCTTTTACCTTAGACCATAGGTCTTGTAATTTTAACTTCGTATTTTCAGTTTGTTCTTTTGCATCTGAAAAACTAGCCTTTTGGAATTCAACTGTTTTTACCCATTCAGTTTTAAACCAATCTGTTACTGGATTTGCTTTAGCAACACCTGTGATAAACATAAATGCTAAGGCAATAATTCCTATTGATATCATATCAATTAGCTTCATACTTTTCTCCCTGCTGTTTTAAGGTCTTCTTTACCGACTACCATGTAAGGACCTTTGTTATATGCTGGAACAATTGAGTATTGTTTAGATACTTCAATTCGTTCTTGTTGTTCTTTGTAGTCAATCGTACCACCACCTAAGTTGGTAGAATTTGATAAACTTGGATAATTTGGTGTTTCTCTAGTATATGGTACCGATTTCAATGGCACACTTCTAGTTTTGATTTTTAACATACCGTGTCTATATTTGATATAGTCTTCTAAATTCATTTGTTTGTCGTGTAGATGTATCTTCTTCATATGTTTATTATGAAGTCTTAGGTCTTCTTTGTATTGTGCCAACTGGTTGGCGGACAGGTTCTTTGCTTTCTTCCTGTTCCGCCTCAGTGAGCCACTTGATGTATTAGTGTAAATAATTGCCATAATTAACCGTCATATGCCTGTTCAGCCGCCATTTCATCTGGAGATTTACCAAAGACTTTCATGTAGAAAGTGAGCCTTGGATCCTGAGTTAGATAAACATTCAATAAGTTTTTGAAGTTAATGTTTACATAACTAAAGACTTCAGGCATTTTAGCTTCTAAGTCAATCATATCTTTTAGAAACTTAATTCTGTTGGTGTGTACTTTATTGTCATCACCGTTACCTAGTTTGGTATCTTTTGATTTTGCATCATTGAATTCTGCAAAAATGCTGTCTTTGTCGTATCTAAATGTGTTTGTAGTCATATGTCCTTTTTGTTAGTGTTAATATTCGTATATCCTATACTAGTTGGTGGATAATGGCAAGCCTAAAAAAAGCGTGATTTTTAGTGGTTTTTCGACCATAGTCCGACCTTCGAGCAGCTCTTAAAGCGTCTCCTGGCGCATCCTGGCGCCTCAATTTTTGACACTTTTCGCTAAATCTGTCGTTTCCCACGGATCCAAGCCAAATGCTTCACCGGAGACATCGTGGAGGACAACTTCTTTTTTGCTCTCCTCATCAGCCCATTGCTCAAATTCATCTACCTTTTTTTGTTCTGACCTGATGATTTCATTGCACTTATCTACAATCTCATATCTAGGTCTACCAACCCGACACATTTTGGCGATAGCTTTGAGTTGTTCAATCTTCTCTAAAATTTCTATCATCTATTTCTCCTTAGAGTTAGTGTTATCTTCACTGTCCATTAATAGAACAATGTAGTGAGCAGCCTTTAACAGGTCAGCACGGTTACGACCATTCTTTTTGCCGAACCTTGCAAGATACTTAATTGCATTGGCTTGACAAAAATCTTTATCAATACCAGCAGAGCGTAACAAGTCTTGCACTTGAACACCCTCTTGTACCTGAGCATAGTGTTGACCATATGTAGATTTAATATAGTCACCAATCTCTTTCAGGATTTTATCTTCATTATATTTCATTAGTAGCACTTTCTTCAACTTTATTGATTTGATTGAAATAACACCAGTGTGTACCACTGTCGCCTGTATATGTAATAGCGCCAGTATATCCTAACTCAGTGTCATAAGTTTTAGCATTTAGGGCTGTATCATTCTCAGCCGCTATATCGGTTTTTTCAGTAGCGATACCGATATTGATGATTGTACCACTTCTTCCGTGATTACATTCAACATAATCGCCTACATTAATAATCATATGTAGCCTCCTTTTTATATGTATTAGGGTCAGCTTTGACCATGTGTTTCATTTTAAATTCATAATATTCTTTGTCATTCTCATCTGACATGTCCCACTGTTTCATCCAATCTTCATAAGTTTGAATATCACAAGGGTATTCTTTCCAACCAATACCATTATCTGCACCGATGGCCATTACAAATGCCATTGCGTCTTGTTCACGGTCAAGACCTGTAACCATATATTCTGTACCAGACTTAAACTTCCAATAGTGTTGGTTATCTGAGAATTTACCACTCTCAGCATGTGCGCCATAGTTTTCTAAGCCTTGTGTAGTTACGATATATGTAGTGTTCATAGTATTGTCCTTTTGTTTGTTAAGCAGTTTCTAATTCCATGTCGATTACTTCTTCAACATTGTATTCATCAATATCAATCAGGTCGACAGCTTCGACATTCATAATTTCTTTGATTGCAACAGATTTTGTAATCACATTGTCTTTTAGTTTTTTGATGATTGCATCAACGGCTTTCTCAGCCTCGTCCATGTAGTAGTTTTTAACTTTAGCCATAGTAGTGTTCTCCTTTGTTAGTGTTTATAGTATTCATTAGTAAATCAATAAGGTTATTATACAGGTATTTCTTACACTTGGCAAGCCTTTTTTCATGTCTTTTAACCATTATTTTGTGTTTTTTTTCTGTGTAATTCTTTATCATATACACATATCCTATCAGAGTCCATACCATATGGCAAGCACTTTATCGCTTTTTTTTAAAGTTTTTTTTGAGACCTGGTCTAGGTTTTAGAGGTGCGACAGGATTGACCAGCGAGGGAAGGGTTACTTCCAGGCGTTTTTGATGTATTCCTGGTCACTTTCGTGTGGATTTGGTGCTCCGTGGAAGACAGCCACTTTACCTACACCTCGTTCAAAAGTCCAATCTTGCTTAGAATATCTTGGATTTACTCTATTATTCCACTTATATGAGAAAGACCATTCATCTGGAAATACTCTAAATTTCTGACTTTTACTGGCCAGTATGGATATAACATCTTGGTCACCTTGGTTTCTTTTTAGATTACCTCTATCGGCCAACCAAGGTCTCCAGATAAGGTCTGTAGCAGTTTTGTTATTAAATTTAAATATACTTGAATTGAATATTTTGGTAGTTAGATTGAAATTATTGATAATACTAAATGTATCTTCTTCGCCGTGATTAAAGAAGTCATCTATATTCTCTAAGATAACCACATCTAAATCCATGTATAGATTTTCACCTACAAGGTCTGCTTCTGGTGAAAATAGTTGTAGTTTATTCCACCAACCCTCATAGTCGTGATGAAAGAATTTTCGTATCTCTATTTCAGGACTAAGTTTACCATGCATAGAAACATTGTCTGTAAAGACTATAAACTTGTGTTCAACTGTGGTGTTTCTCTGTACCATGTTGTACAGTTTTTGAACATACTCATACGGGTATTTGTTTCCCCAACATACACACACAAAATTTTTCATATCATATTCATCCAATTCAATATAGCTCTAATTGCTAAAAAGCAATAAAATAATTCCATTAACATTCTCGGCCAGTCTTTATCTTTATAACCGTACCATACCCATATAGCACATGATAGGCCTGTTATCAACCAACCTAACCATTGTGTAGGTATATGTGCTGATGATAACACATAAACACCTAAAATAGCAAGAGCAAATCCTAACCATCTGCCGAATACTGCACCTTTAAAATGTCGTATGCTAAACCATCCTCTATTTCTGAGATAGTGAATTGGTGATTTGCTATCATGTTTAGCCATTCTTGTACCGTCTTTCTACCTGGTTTAAATGGTTTTTCAACCATTTCAAGTTTACGACTTGTTACAAACGATGCAACATTCCGTTGATGAGTAATAGCTGGTGTATTATTTAAAATACCATCAACTGCTGATAATGACATGTTTGTTACAACACACCATGCATCTTTGAGGTCATCTCTGATATCAGTTCCCCACCACTTATTACTCGGTCTTGGTTTATTTCTCATTTTAATTGGTCTATCTGTAAGTTCTGATAACTGTAGTTTCACTCTAGCAATCCACTCTTCTTGTGTGACATTGTTAATGTGATAGCATACAGTAGGAGATGAAGGACATAATAGTATGTGTTTACCACTATCTCTCCAACCTTTAAACTCACAGTCTATACCCTTTTTATTTAGGACATTCCACCTATCTGGTGTAGCAACATGCATCTTTATAGTATGAATATTACCTTTACATATTCTAAAGTATGTATTATCATAATTATTGATGATAGGTTCTGGATATCTAGTAATTTGTTCAGTAAGATAACCTACATCTACATACCACCATTCATCACCTCTTTCTTCACATTCTTTTATCTGTCTAATATTTTGACCTGCCAGGCCCCAAAAGAAATGTATATCTTTACCCTCATCTTTCCAACCTTTTTTTATGGCAGGCATAAGTTGATGTGATAAACATTTGTCCCATGGTAGAGTGTGAGTATGTATCATAGTTCAACCTTAATAGTATCTGCATATATTTTAAACCACTCATCTGCATAGTCACTATTATTATAGTCTTTGAAATAAGGACCGCCTAATGTCCAATGTACATTCTTTGCGTTCTCGTTATAGTCATATTCACCAACTAACCAGTTCCATTCTAATGGTATTTCACCAATCATATGGTCTCTTTCAAGCCATTTAAATTGGTGTAGTTCTAAACCTGTCGCACTGTTAACATAGTCTGGTGTTAAGGCTGTACATTGTGAATTATGAAATATCATCATACTCGACCAGTTTTTCTTTTCAAACTTTTCGTTCTTAGCACCTCTAAATTTTAAACCTTGTTTTGGTTCGTAATCATGTTGACAACACATAACTTTACTATTAAAGGTTCTCATACCCCATAGTTCAGCGATATCACCTCTAAACATCATATCACAATCCATAAAGATTGACCAACCTCTATAACCTCTCAACCAAGGCACCATAAATCTACTAAATGCAAAATCTGTAGATTGATTAGGTTGTTTCTCTCTTGTAAAATCTGGTATGTTATTCAAACACAATGGTGTTATTGAAACTGGTTGACTGGAGTTTCTTCTTATACTCTCTGACAATATATGAAAGGCAACCTTTTCGCCCTCATCATAACCTATAAAAACATCTATCATACTCTCGCCTCCGGACTACGCCCTTTTAATTTTCTGTTACCCTTTGTGTGGTCATAAACAGGTCCTAATATAGACCTTGCTTGAACATGACCATTTTTGCCATCACCAATGTTGTGGTTTCTTACACCTCTGTTTTCAAATTCTTTTCTTACATAATCCCATACATAACTG